AGTTTTTTGCGTTTTGGGGAACGGCGTGGGGAGGTCAAAAAAACTGGGTCATGAGCGCATGCGGGGGGGTAAAATCTGAATTTCTTCATTTTGTACAGTGTACAAAGAAAAACCGTGATATTCTGTAGTCGTGAAGATTGGAAAACATCTTCTAGAACAAACAAGGTAGTTCTTGGATTGTTTCATTTTAGTGCCCGTTGAAAAAGACCTGTGGAAACATGGGTCTTTTTCATATCACTGCATTCAAAGTGTTTACTGTTAGTTTTTGTCGTCCTTTAAATCTGTTAACTGTAGTTATGGTCAAAACTTTGAATGTAGCGATATGAAAAAATATTATGGTTCAGAAGCAACAAAAACAGGTGCTAGAAATTATGCTAGAAAATTTTACTCAAGCAAGGCTTGGGAAAAGAAAAGCAAAGCATATAGAAAGGCACATCCACTTTGTGAAAGATGTTTGAAAAAAGGTATCTATACCAGGTCGACTTGTGTGCATCACAAAGTACACATTGACCAGGACAACTATAGAGATGTACACATTCTATTTGGCGATTCTAATTTGGAAGCGTTGTGTGACTTATGTCATGCAGAAGAACATTCCAAACGTAAACCATCTTTTGAGTTTGATGAAAACGGAATGCTTATAGGATGTGGAAGGGAGGATGATGAATGCAAAAAGGAGCATGGAAAAAAAGAATCAATTCACAACTAGAGAATTTAGGTACATTTTCTCCTGAATATTCGGTTGCGGTTGATTCACTTGCAGATGCATTGGCCCAATATGATTCAACAATGAAGCAATGGAGAGATTCAAGTAAAGCAAATGGCTACAAATCACTACAGATGGTTGTTGAATATACGAACAAAGGCGGTGCAACGAATTTATCGCGCTCACCATACTACATTATTACCGTTCAATTACGTGATCAGATCATGAAGTACTGCAAAGAACTTGGCTTGTCACCTACTTCACTTTCAAAAACAACAGAAGTATCCGGAAAAAAAGGTGATGAATTGGATGAGTTCATGAGCAGATTTAAATGAAATATCTAGACATTTATAAAGAACGTATAAAATCGGGTGAAGATGTAGTCGGTAAGTGGATGAAGCTTAATCTTCAATATGTTGAAAGAGGTTTAGCAAATGGAGATTTCTTCTATGATGAGAAAAAAGGGGAAATGAATATAGCGTTTATTGAAACGTTTTGTCATCACGTAGAAGGAAAAACAACAAAAGTGAAGCTTGAGCCTTGGCAAAAATACTATATTGCGTGCATATTCGGACTTGTTGATAAGAATGGAAAAAGGCAGTTTCGTGAAATACCTACGGTCATGGGCCGAAAACAAGGAAAATCATTTCTTTGTGCAGGTATTGAACTTGATGTTGGATTCACTTCTGATGAAGCAGGTATGCAGATATACAATATAGCGCCAAAGTTAAAACAAGCGCAGATCATTTACAATGTTCTGTATCAAATGATGGAACACTCTAAAGCGTTGAGTCAAAGAGTGAAAAAACGTAGAACAGATATCTACATGAAACAGAACAATTGTCGATGGGAGCCAATTGCATTTGCATCTAAAAAATCAGATGGATTCAACCCATATTTGACAATCTTTGATGAGTTTGCAGCCTGGGAAGGTGAAGCGGGTATGAAAATGTACAACGTTATGTTGTCGGCAGGTGGTGCAAGACCAGATCCACTTTATATTCCTGTAAGTACCGCGAACTATATTGATGAAGGATTATATGATGAATTATTTGTTCGTGGAACATCTGTTTTACTAGGTACGTCTGATGAAAAACAAATGTTGCCTTTCTTTTATATGATTGATGATATTCAAAAATGGGATGATCCTATTGAATTAAGAAAAGCAATGCCAAACCTTGGAATATCGGTTTCTTATGAATATTTGCAGAATGAAATTTTAAAAGCGCATAGCTCACCGACATATAAGGCGGAGTTTATAACAAAGTATGCGAATATCAAACAGAATTCAACGGAAGCGTTGTTTAGTGCAGAAGATATTAACAAAGTTAAAGGTGAAGAACTTAGATTTGAAGATTTTGCACATACATATGCAGTTGGTGGAATTGACTTGTCACAAACAACCGATTTAACAGCCGCATCTGTTGTTATACGAATTCAAGAGCAGGACTACATATTTACTCATTTTTGGCTTCCAACATTAAAAATCAAGGAGCTAGAGGAAAGAGACAAGATACCATATACAAGATTTATTCAATTGGGATATTTAAGTCCAAGTGGGGAAAACTTTGTACGGTATGAAGATGTTACGGAATGGTTTGAAATGCTACGTAAGAAATACAAGATTTATTGCGTTGTCGTCGGATATGACCGCTATTCGGCACAGTATCTTGTGGATGATATGAAGAAATACGGATACAAGATGGATGATGTCATTCAGGGTACTAACCTTACACCTGTTATTAATGAATTTACAGGATATGTAAGAGACGGATTTGTTCATACAGGAACGAATGGACTTTTACAAGCACATATGTCTAGCGTTGCATTAAAGAAAGTTGCGGAGGACAATCGTGTCCGCATGATTAAAACTGATCCAAGAAAACATATTGATGGGTATGCATCTGTTATTGATGCATATACAGTAAGACAAAAATGGTGGGATACATTCAAGTACCGCCTTGAAAACAAGAAAAGGAAGGTGAATTAGTGGCTAAAAGCAGAAGAAAAAGATTTGGTTTGCTAGGAAGTCTATTAGGACTAAATAAGCCAGCACCTAAACAAAATCAATTACACTCAATGTTTGCAAGCTTAGGTGAATATTCACCGGTGTATTCATCCTATGATGGTGGAATATATGAGATTGGACTATGCAGAGCATGTATCAATCGAATTGCTACATCATGTGGGAAGGCTTCACCTGAACTGACAAACAAAGACTACAAAGCTAAGATATATAACTATTTGGTTAAGAAAAAGCCAAATCCTTATATGACAGCTAGTCAATTTTATAAAAGATTGGCAACTATCTATTTTGCAGAAAACAATGCTTTCATAATTCCAATTGAAGATGAATATGGAATGATAAAGGGATTGTGGCCCGCAGTACCAAGTCAGTGTCAGTTAAAAGAAATCAATGGTGTAGTTTATATTTATTTTAATTTCATCTATGGCGAAACAAAATTAATTGAGTATAGCAAAGTAGGGCATCTAAGGCAAATGCAGTATAAAAATGATTACTTTGGTGATACGAATGATGCATTTGATACAACAGCTAAATTGATGCTTGCTCAGGAAGAAGGAGCGATCAATGCAATCAAATCGAGTTCTATTGTTCGATTCTTAGCTAAAATTTCAACACCAATTGACGATGATGAGGATTATAAAGAACAACAAAACATGATCTTGAGAAATAACCTGAACAAGAATGAAACAGGTGTATTCCTTGTCGACAATCGATTTGATGAAGTAAAACCAATTGAAAGTAAACCACTATTAGTGGATGCCAAGCAAAAGCAAGCAATTGAAAACAGTGTATACAGCTATTTTGGAATTAGTGAAGCTATTTTACAAAATAAATATAAACCTGATGAATGGAATGCATTTTATGAATCAATTATTGAACCATTCTTTATTGAAGTTGGAGAAGTGTTGAGTGGAATGTTATATTCCGTAAATCAGATTATGAATGGTAGTGAAATCATTCTTACAAGCGATCGTTTACAGTATGATTCAACACAGACAAAATTAAATGTTGCGACTCAAATGTTCGATAGAGGAATGATTGATACGAATGGGGCATTAAATATCATGAACAAAGCGCCTTTACCAGATGATGAAGGTAAGAAACGTTTTATTCGAGGTGAATATATCCAGGTAACTAAATCAAATCAAGGAGGAATTAGTTACAATGGGGAAACCAAACCACAGCAAAATCCAAATGCGCTCGATCCCGTTCCAAATGAACCCGGTGACGGAAAACAAACGAATTGATACTCAGTACTATGTTGAAGGATATGCTACAACATTTGAACCTTATGTTCTTTATCGAGATTATCAAGGTAATGATGTATATGAGTTGATTGAGCGTTCAAGTTTGGACAACGCTGATATGAGTGATATCATCTTCCAATTTGATCATGGAGGAATGGTATATGCACGTACAAGTAATGGTTCACTTATTGTTGAAGTAGATGAACATGGATTGTTTGTTGCAGCAGATTTAGGAAGAACAGAAGCTGCAAAACGCTTGTACGACAGTATTCAGGCAGGAATGGTTACTCAGATGTCATGGAGGTACATGGTGGATGAGGAATCATATGATAGAGATAAAAAGATGTGGACAACACGTAAAGTATCAAAAATTTATGATGTTTCGGCAGTGTCGATTCCTGCAAATGATCAAACATCTATTGAAGCAAGGGCAAAGTCTTTAATGGATGAAGAACGGACTAAAAAAGAAAATGAAAAGAAACGAGAAAGACTGAGTTTGTTGTTGCAGATTAAGGAGGCTATTAATTAATGTTTACAGAGCAACAACTAGCAGCATTCAATGCAATGAATCACGAACAGATTCAAAAAAGATTTAAAGAAATTCAAGATGAGGTCAACAAAAACGATCCTAATACAGACTTGGAAATGTTACAGGCGGAATTTGATATCTTACAAAAGCGTGACAAAGAGTTACAAGGCAAGGTAGCACAACGTCAGGCGTTCTTAGATACTATGGCAAAATCTATTGTAGATGAAGATGAAGCTTTTGCTACACAACAGGAACAAGCTCGTAGCAAAGCACATCCATCAATGCCTACAAACTTGTCAGAACGTAAAAAAGGAATGGAAGACGATATGGAGTATCGTAGTGCATTCATGGAATTCGTTCAAAAAGGAAAACAGTCAGAAATCTTAAGACAACGTAGTGCAGAAGCGGGTGTGGCAGCTGATCTAGGTATTTTAATTCCTGAAACAATTGTTCAGAAAGTAATGACTGAATTAAGTAAATCACGTGGTTACTTATACAATGCAGTATTACATACAAATTTCCGTGGTGGTGTTAAATATCCTATCGGTTCATTCAAGGCTACATTTAAACGTATCACAGAAACAACAGTGTCTGATCGCCAAAAAGCTGGTTCTGTTACAGAATTTGTACAATTTGGATATTTAATTGGTGAAATTCGTTTAGCACGTACATTACTACAAACTGTATTAACTGTAAATGCGTTTGAAACTGAATTGGCAAAAGTTATTGTAGAAGCTTATTTGGAAGCTATGGATCGTGAAATTTTAACAGGTAAATCTACAAATAATGAATGTGAAGGTATCTTAACGGAAGCTAATAAATCAGATGGCCGTATTAAATCCGATCACATTATTGAATTTACGGAAGCAGAAATGAAAGATTGGAAATCATGGCAAACAAAATTCTTTGCGAAAATTCCTTTGTCAATGCGTAAATTAAAACCAGAGTTCGTAATGACGCCTGCTACATATGAAGCAAACATTAAAACGTTGGCCGATGATAATAATCGTCCTGTTTATGCAGAAACATATAATCCTATTGATGGTGCAGAACGTGCAACATTCAAAGCTAGAACAGTTAATTTCGTTGAAAATGATACATTCAAAGATTTTGATGAAGCACAAAACGGTGAATATTTCGGAATGTATTGGGTTGGAAAAGAAGCCTATGCGATCAACTCAAATATGCAGTTTGGTGTGAAAAAGTACTGGGATTATGAAAAGAATGAGGAAGTAACTCAAGCATTGGTTATCAATGATGGTAAAGTATTAGATCCTCAATACATCTTCTTGTTAAAAAAAAAAAGTAGCTTAAGCAATGGAGATGTTACAAAAGATGAAAGTCAAACAGGAACACAATCATTAAATGATGAAGAACCTGTTGGAACTGATGATGAACCTATTTTATTAGATGATGAGCCTAAGAAAACTACTCGAAAAAGCAGTGCGAAGAAAGCTTAGGTGATAGATAATGGCGTTCAATATTTCTGAAAGCCTTCTAGAACGTGTTAGAACTGCTGCTACAAGAGCTAAATCACATGCTTATGATGATGAAATCAAAACATATATCAGAGCATGTTTATATGATTTGGATAGATTAAATATCTTATTTGATGAAGATGATTTAGAAGATGAAATTGTAGTAGCGGTAATAACATATGTAAAGTCAAAATTTGGTACAACGGATGCTTCATATAAAGAATCAATGGCTAAAACATATGAGGATTTACGTCAGATTCTTATGACAGATAAATCCCATAAGAAGGTGACATAGTATGGCATATGAATATACTCGTGAGAATAATCTTTACTACGATGTGGCATATCTGATTGAAAAAGAAAGATATGTGGATGCAGATGGTGTGGAACATGTTAACGAAACGGAGAAGGAAGTATTTTGTCGAGTTGGTGGAATTTATTCAAAAGAATTTAATGAAGCCTACCAGGCAGGCATACAGTTAGCGTATAAGCTTGTTATTCCTACTATTGATTACAATGATGAAACGACAGTGAAATACAACGACAAAAAGTATGCGGTTTATCGTACATTCCCATCCGGAGATACGATTGAACTATATGTTCAACAGGATGCAGGAGAATGGAAACAGTAAGGCAACAGATTGTAGCTAAATTCACTGAACTTTTAGGTGAAGGACAATTTGTATACGGAAGTTTCAAATCAAAACCCCATACCCCCTATGGGAATTATGCATTGGATTATACAAATAATTACTTTGCAGACAATAGAACGTATTGTAAGATTGGAACTTACATATATAGATTAGTGACTGATCAAAAAGACTTTGAATTAGAAGCTAAAATCGAAGACATGTTTGATGAATTAGAAATACCATACCAAACCATCACAGATGAAGATATAAACACTCAAAAAGTACACTGTACAGAATGGACGGTGACATTAGTTGGCCGTCAATGATGTATATTGCGATATGTCGCAACTTGGGCCTGAAATCAGAAAGATGATTCAAGAATATAAAGAGCATTCTTTGGCGCAGATTGATAGAGCAGTAGAAGAAACTACAAAAGATTCTAAAGACATTGTTAAAGCTAAGGCCAATGTAGACCATAGAAACACGCGTAGAAAAGGCAAGTATAAAAGGTCTATAACATATAAGATAGAACGTGAATTAGCCCATACACGCGGTGTTATTTATGCGAGTGGCCACGAATACTCATTAACTCATTTACTAGAAAACGGACATAATTTATGGAATTCTCCTAGACGTACACGTGCATTTAAGCATTGGAAAGATGGAGAAACAAACGCAATCAAGGAACTGCCAAGTTTAATCGAAAAATATTTGAAAGGATAAAAACTATGGCAGAAAAAAACAAAGTACGATTCGGTCTAAAAAATGTACATGTATGTTCTATTACAGAAAGTGCAGGATCAATTACATATGGTACGCCTACTGCGTGGAAAGGTGCTAAATCATTAACTCTAGATCCAGAAGGAGATACAAATACATATTATGCAGATAACACTGCGTATTTCACAACGAATACAAACAATGGATATTCAGGAAGTTTGGAAATGTCTGAGATTCCTGAAGAAATTGAAAAAATGATTTTCAATACAGTGACAACAGAAGAAGGTAACTTAGCAGAAGATGCAAACGTATTGCCTAATAACGTTGCGCTTATGTTCCAATTCGAAGGTGATGTAAGTGCTACTAAACATATCTTCTATAAAGTTGTATTTGCACGACCAAATGTAGAAGGTGAAACAAAAGAAGAGAGCACTGATCCAAAAACAACATCAATGGATATTACGGCTGTTCCTGTTGAGAAAGATGATCATCAATGGGTAAAGTCAAAATGTCGTAAGGGTGATACAAATTATGAGAGTTTCTTTACAACTGCTCCAACATTACCTACTCCAAAAGTTGGTGAAATGAGCCAGGAAGAAAGTACACCGGTAGTTGCACAAAGTGATGATGGAAAGGAAGTGAGCACATTATAAGAGGGGCAACCCCCTCTTTGTGAGGTTATATGGAAACAAAAATTAAGATTGATGAAAAAGAATATGGTGTTCTTTATAAAGGTAAAACAGCGAAAATCTATAGAGAATACTTCAATAGAGATATGTTGGTTGACACTCAGAAAGCACAGATGAAGTTTTCGGAAGCTATCAAAAAGAAAGTGGGAACAGATGAAGAAGATGAACCTGCATATTATGTATTGTTAGAAGCGAATGGTTCAGAATTCTTTGAACGTGTGTTGTGGGCATGTATTAAAGCATATGATGTTGTTCAAGGAAAAGAAACGGAAGATTTTTCAGATTTTATTGATAATGTTGTAGACTATGACACATTTGTCACAGTAGGTATTATGGTGTTTGAAAAAATCGTTTTTGCGAACAGTCCAACTATCGATAGTGAATCAGAAGATGTAGAAGAAAAAAGCAAAAAAAAAGAATAGTTAGCTACTCTGATTTGATTATAGGGTGCATGAATTTAGGGCTTAAGATGAATGAAATAGATGATATGGACATTGGAATGATGTTTGACTTGATCATAGCTAAAAGCAATATGAGTGCAAGAGCAGCCAAACAATCTAGTAACAAAGTACATATCCGTAAAGCAACCCAAAGCGACTTTGACAGATTTTAGGAGGTACTAAAATTGTCAGGTTATAGTCAAATAAAAGGTATCTCCGTAAAGATTGATGGAGATACTACAGGATTTCAGAAAGCGATAAATGAAATCAAAAGAGAAACATCAGGGTTAGACCAAACAATGTCTAAATTAAAAGCTTCGATGAAGCTAAATCCGAATGATTTCTCGTCATTTGCGACATACCAAAATCTATTAAAAGATAAGATTCAGAGCACTTCTAAGCAATTGGATGTCTATAACAAAAAGCTTAAAGAATATCCTAAAACACAACAACAATGGGCAGATCAAGTTAACAAATCAAAAGCCACGTTATCGCAATATCAGACTAAATTAAACAGTACTGAATCGGCGATGAGCGCCTTACAAAAAGAATATAAGACAAATCAAACTCAAATCCAAGCATGGAAAGATGCGATTGGTGATAGTTATCACACTACAGAACAATGTGAAACCGCAATTTCCACTCTAGCTGCTAGAAATAAAGAACTTTCAGTTTCTATGAAGGCAAATAGTGCTTCACAAAAGGAATACAATGCGAAAATTGCGGAACAAAAGAAAAATCTTGTTGACTTAGGAAGCACGTATGAGGAATCGCAAAGGACGTTTAATGGTCTAAGAGCTGGTGCAGCAGCATTAAACAATGAACTAAAGAGCTTGAATAAAAGCTTTATTACAGATAATGAAAATATATTAAAATTATCACATTCATTTGGTGTTGCTAGTCAGAAAGCAAATCAATTTGCAGAAACTATTAAGCCATTGTCTGCTTTGGCAGCAGCGGCTATTGTCGGAGCGACAAAAACTGCAATCGATTTTGAAGATGCATGGACTGGTGTTACAAAAACAGTAAATGCAACACCTCAACAGTTTGAAATAATTAATGCAGGATTAAAAAATCTTGCACAAACTACATCGAGTACCTATCAAGATATTGCACATTATGCAGAACTTGCAGGACAAATGGGTATTCCTACAGATTCTATTGTCGGGTTTACTAAAACTATTACAGAATTGGGTGATACTACAAATCTTGTTGGTGAAGAAGCAGCACAAAGTATTGCCAAGTTCTCAAACGTAATGGTTTCACAGTCTAAAAAGACGAACACATATTATTCTCGTTTAGGTTCTACAATCGTAGACTTGGGAAATAAATTCTCTACAACCGAAGCAGATATCATGGCAATGGCAACACGATTAGGCGTTGCTGGTAAGATGGTAGGCTTTAACTCTAACCAAGTATTAGGATTATCAACTGCATTATCTTCATTAGGCATTGAAGCTGCTGCTGGTGGTAGTTCTGTATCTAAAATGCTAAAGACAATTGATCTATCTGTTTCTACAGGAGATAAGAAACTACAAAAGTTTGCAGAAGTATCTGGCATGACTTCTCAACAATTCCAAAAGGCTTGGGGAGAAGATGCAGCGGGAACATTCTTAAAGTTTGTAGAAGGTATTGGAAAATCGGCGGATGTTACAAAAACATTGGATGAATTAGGTATTAAGGAAGTACGACAAGCACAGTCAATGGGTGCTTTGGCGCAAAGTTCGGATGTATTGGCTAAAGCATTAAATGTTTCTCAAAACGCATGGCAAGCGAATTCAGCCATGGCAACTGAAGCGGAAAAACGATATGGAACATTAAAATCTCAACTGTCACAGACATGGGAAGCAGTTAAACAAGCCGGTAATGAACTAGGCCAAGCATTTACACCTACTCTTACATCTATATTGAAGGTTGTAAAGAAAGCGGCTAATGCGTTCTCTAATTTAGATGACAGTACACAAGAAACAATAGCAAAATTGTTGTTGGTGACTGCGGCTGCATATCCTACTGCAAAAGCAATCAGCAAGATTTCAGATGGACTGAATTATGGAGTAGGGAAGATGGCGGGGTTCGCTAGAAATACAAAGAGCCTTGTAAAAGCAATCGAAAATACATTATCTCCAGCAAGCGAATTAACTGGTGCACTTGCAGATGCTGGTACACAAGCTACGGTTACAGGTGGTGCTTTCTCGTCTACAAGTGTGTTATTGTCAGGCTTAGGCATTGCAGCAGGATTAGCGGTTGCTGAAATTGCTGTATTAGTTCCTATGTTTGAGAAGGTTAAGCAAAAGGAAATTGAAGATTTAAAAGCGAAAGATGCTTTGTATGAAGCTGATTTAAGAGTTATTGATGGTTTATCAAAATACAATGCTCAAATAGATAAATACACATCTAAAGCAGAAGGATATATTGATACATATAAATCAAATGAAAAGGTAGCAAAAAATTTAGTTACTCAGATTGAACAACTAAATGATGTTGAAAATAAATCAGAAACACAAAAAGAATTATTGCGTGAAAAGGTTGAACAGTTAAATGCTATTTATCCTGATCTTAATCTAACAGTAGATGAAAACAGTGGCAAGGTTGCTGATAATACTGGAAAAGTGTTTGAAAATGTTGGTGCTTTAGAAGAATATATCGACAAAATTCAGGAAGCTGCTAAACAAGAAGCATATGCTGATGCAATTAAGACAACCACAAAGTCTATTGTTACTCAAGAATCCAAATATCAAGAACTAGGTGCAACTTTATACGATTTACGTGGTAAATACGTAGAATTACAACAAAAGCAAAAAGAAGCCATTGCAGATCATGACAACGAAAAGATTGCTCAATATACAGATCAATTAGGCATTGTAAAAGGACAAATGGATGAGGTCACTGCTTCATTAGGTAATATGGGTGAAAAGCTTCTTGAGTCTAATCAAAAATTAGCAGATTATACAAACCAATTAGAAACGGGAGGTTTAAAAGAAATTGGTGATACTTTAAAAAGCCAATTGCAAGAAGTTGTAGATACGGCCGCAGAAGATGGCTATAAAATTCCTAAGAATTTGACAGACGGAATCATGAACGGAACAGAAAGTTATACAACTGCTCGTGATTTTATAACTCAGATGCTTACATTCCAACAATTAACAGAAAACGCTGGCCAAGCTGGTTTAGCGATACCTGCTGCAATTGCAGAAAGTATTGTTGAGAATGCAGGAAGCGTTAGTGAAGCAAACGCTCAATTGAATAACATGATTGAGTTTAACGAAGCTGTTCAAAAGGCGGGATATGATGGATTACAAGTTTCGCCTAAAGTTGCAGAAGCAATCGCTAGTAATCAAATATCCGTTTCCGATGCAATGAAAGCTTTGGGAAAAGGCGGAGTTGACGAATTAGAAAAGGAATTAGATAAATCTAAAGATAAAACTTCAAAAAAATCCAAAGATATTGGAAATAAGATGGGCGATGGAAAATCCAATGCAAAGGCATCTTCTGGTTCTATGGGAAAATCAGGTGGAAGTTCATTGTTTAATGCTTATGAGCCGTATGCGCAAGCAACTATAGATTATGCAAAAAAAGTTGAAAAAGCTATCCATAACGCAAAAGCAGCCGCCAAAGATCCTATTATCATTACAACTATAAAGAAAACTGTACACAAAACTGAAAAACATTCTTTAGATAATTTATCTCGACCTGTTGTTGATTCTGATGTTGCACCTATGAGTGCTGATTCTATTGCAGCGTTGGCTGATACAAGCGCATATGCAGCGGCTAGTGATGCTACTACATCTATTATGGGTGGTACAGTATCGCACTCTAATTCTACGGCATACAATTTAAACATGGATGGTATTTACAAAAGAATGGACAATTTAACGAGTGCTTTAAATGCAATATTGAATAGCAATATCACAATCAATCTACAACCTATGCAATTGGATGGAAATGTTGTTACAGATACTGTACAAGAAATTATATCAATTCGAGATATGTTGAAATCATGGGGAAATGGAGGTTCATAGAATGTATCATTTTAGATTTACACCTGAAAATAAACTGCGTTATACACAAAATATTATGTATTTATTAAAGGTAAGTGAGCGCCCTGTTATTCCTATGGCAGAGGAAATTGTAGAAACATCTACACTTGGTGACGGTACAACATCGTATCGTCATACAGGTGTATATCAAGATCGTAAAATTCCTATCAAATGCAACTTTGTTTTAAATAGCAAGAAAGAATATCTAGATCGTATCTATAAAATTCAACAATATTTCAATGGAAATAAAGGAATATTGGAGTTAACTAGTGATGATAGAGAACATTATTGGAAGGTAAAAAATGTAACGTTTGATATGGATTCAAGAGACTTTGGACGAGGAAGTGAATTTACAATCACATTTATTTGTGAACCTTACAGATATGTAAATAAATACTCAAGGCCGTACGATATTGTAAGTGGAAAAAAGGTAGAACTTGCGAATTATTATGAAACAGCATATCCGATCTATCGTTTATATAACACTTCCATGAACGCAAAAAACATTACGATCAATTGTAATGGAAATAATTTTACGATCACAAATCCTTTCAATGGTACATCGGATATTTCGTATGTTGAAATCAATACAGAGAATTCTTATATGAAAACATACTATAAAAATGGAACGTATAAATATGACACATTGAAAACAAGTGGATCTTTTGACGGACTTAAATTTAATTATGGTTCAAATAATGTATTGATCACAACGGATATTGGTGCTATTCGTGCAGAAATTATACGTAATTATAGGGAGAAATAAAGATGATTCATTTATTCTTTTCTAGAAAAAAAACAACATATGCACAAATGAAAGAACGTAATGGAGATGTGATTTTAAAACATTGTGTTAGTGCAAAAGCAGTGTTTGAAAGAAATTCTATTTGGTACGTAGAAATAGAATTCCCAAAAAGTGATTTGATGGGTATGGAAATCAGTGATGAATCCGTGTTTAAAGTGGACATAAATTTTGAAGAACCACAGTTATATAGAATTGTGTATCCAAAATACAACAAACAAAGCGATACATATACATGCTATGCAACACATGTGTTCTTTGATTCTCAAAAAGAAGTGTTTGTGTTTGATGATCGTACTATGAGTGGTACGTGGCAAGATGCGATAAATACCGCAAATGATATTATCACAAATTCACGGCCCAATTATCCTTATAAAATATATGGACATGGAAAATATGCAAATTATACAAATGTTAATGCAGAGGATGAAAAAATCGTTTATTTCCGAAATGTTCAAAATAGTGGGCATTGTTTGGATGTTCCAAACGCAAGTGAAGATGCATCTATACAATTACAGATGTATCAGAGAAACAGAACGTCTGCACAGACTTTCATGTTGAAAAAAGTAGGGTCAGACAAATATGGAGATATATATGGGATTTTATCTTTATGTTCATGTAGATGGCTTAAATTGGATTCAGGAAAGGTTGTGTTAGGAAGTCTATCTGAAAGTCCATCAGATAATTCTGAGAAATGGTGGTTCATTAATAATGGTTCTAACTATGAAATCGCACCGTATATAAACATATATTATGGCATCTACACTAGTTCAACAAGTATCGGCAACGGAAACAAAGTTATTGTTGCTGATAGAGGTACTGTTGAAGTTGGAAATGCGTGTAAATGGATGATTGAAGATGTGGATTCTACACAAACGGCATATTGGGTTCGATATAATCTGATTCAATGTTTGTTTGGCACAGAAGAAAATTCTATGATGAACAGATGGCCCGAATGTGAAAATAACAGATATGTTGCGATGTTTAACAATTATGACTGCTACTTTGGAAATCCAGATTACTATGCTTCCAATTTGAAGCCAAATGGTTTCTTTATAAGTAATAAAGAAATGTCTGAATACACTAAGAAAAAATCAATGGAAAATGTAGTTACAGGAATCATACCAAAAGCGTACAATGGACGGCTTCTACCAAATCACGAGATTGTCAAGGCTAGTAATTGGTATACAGATGAAATTCACAGAATTGATGTAAAAGAATATTCCGATATCAAATTGATTGCGGATGATTCACAAGCAAAGAAAATAACATTGGGCGTATTTACAAATGAAGTGAACCTAAGAAATTATCTTAGAATACAAGCTAAAAAATCTTTAGAAAAAGAGTTACAAGAACCCAATACGGAAACGTCTGTTAAATTTGAAGAATTATTTCCATACAATGTGCCGAATGCACAGGCGTTAAAAATAAATGATTCAATTTTTGTAGAGACTGATTTTGGAAAACGAGAAAGGTTTTATTTAAACAAATTGACCTATAACTTGATCACAGAACGACCTGAAGATTTAGATCTTGTATTAGAAAGTGAGGTATAACATGGCAATTGTATATAATGATTTAACCGTTAGTTTAACGAAGCCAAACGACAACTTGATTGTTGAAATGGTAAGAGCTGATTCGGGACGAGGATTAAGGATTTTTGTCAGTGATGATGTGATTACTAGTAATAGCTCAAATGTTGATGAATCCTTGCATGCGATTTTATGGACTAAAAAGCCGAGTGGATTAATGGTTAGCATTGGTTCTACATCTGTATCAAGGTTTGAAAACTCAAATGCATACGAAATTGAATTCTCAGATACAGAAGCTTTTCAAAATATCTTAGCAGAATTAGGAATTTGTGAATGCCAGGTGACATTAGAATCTAGTGGAACATTTGTCACAACTTTTAATTTTAAGATTAAGGTTGTTGATAATCTTGCAGCGCAGGAATCGTTAGAATCGACTGAAGAATACAAATCTATGATGGAATTGATTGCAAAAGTAAATGCATATAAAAACGAATTAGAAAATTATGTGGCTCAATTTAAAGATCAACTGAAATTAAAAGTTAATGTTAGATATGGTACTTCAGATCCTGTTGTACAAGATGGCGATAAAGCTGGAGATATCTATATCAAATATGAGGAGTAGTGTATGACTGTTTTAGCGACATTAACCTATAATCCGTATTTAATGCTTACGTTTGAATCTTACAATGAGAGATATGAAGGGTCATATCCTGATTTAAAATTTAAAGCGGATGTAAGGTTTAGGTTCACCGGAAACTTCAAAATCCAAGCAACCAACGTTGTTACGCTTGGAGGACTTTCTAAAACTATTTCAAGATGGGATTTAAATTATATCCAGGATTCAGGATGGTATTATCTAGGACAAATTAATGATCCAATGTATTGCAATAGGCAACGGTCTTTTGAATGGAACGTGAGTTGCAAAGGTTGGCCAAATCTATCAGGAATAGTACATTTTACTACACCTGAGATTGATTTGCCAACGTATGAAGCAGAGATATCAGATATTAATAGTACCTCAATTTCTATTTATGGAAGGCTAAAAACAAATCCTTATAATTTGTATACTTTGCGTATTTATTCAATGGCAACACAAAAATTTATTTTGGACAAATTAAATGGTACACATGTTGTAAGTGGATTGAAAGGTTCTACAAATTATGAATTTCATATCGAACCGTTTATGGCCGACTGTTCGGGATCGTATTTACTTCAAACAGTATTAGAAGCAACAACGTTAGAAGACTATAAAAAGATATCTGTAACGAGTGTAGATGTAACTATATCTCATATTGATGATAAGTATGATAAAGCAGTGTGCGTTGCACATACAACGGATGATGCACATGTTACAAAGAGTCATTGGGATTATGATGGCATGGGAAGTGATTTAACTTCAGATAATCTTACAAAAGAATTTAAAGTGCAGAATGGAAATGAGTATAGAATGCTTGTTTATGTAACAGATACTTTAGGAAGAACGAGTGATATGTTTTACTTTTTTATCATTGCATCTGCCGCTTATAGAGAAGTATGGGTGTTTGATGGGAATAATTGGAAAAAAGGAAAATCACTTGTTTTGAGTAGAGATGGAAAAACATTTGAGAAATGTAGACTTTATTGTGATACAGGACTTGAATGGAAAGGCGCAAAAAGATATGGAGAGGATTAAAAATGGAAATTAAAAGAGATCATATTTTCATAAATCAAGGAGATACTATCTATACAGATATTTTAATTAAGTATAAGAATGGACAAGTATTTGTTCCTGGTAAGGATGCTACTTTAGAATTTATCATTTATAAAGATGGCAAAGAACTTATTAAAATTCCTATTGATGAATCTTTGAAGGTGATTTGCCAAACGGATGAACTTTCTGTTGGTGTTTATAATTGGATGGTTCATATAGATGTTAATGGGATTAAAGAAACACCGTTAAAAGGAATTCTTAAAGTGAAAGGAGACTAGAAATGGATGGATTGAAAGCAAGACTAAGCTTTGATGCAGTTGCTTATGATTATGATGATGAATATCTTACGATTGATACAGATACACATACTATTAATATTAATAATGTATCTAGATTGTTTGGAGTGCAATATGATGGAAATTCTAAACTGATTAAATTTAGAATCAGAAACAAGTTATCTGAAATTCAAAAAATGCAAGATTCAATTGTTTATATAAATTGGATTGATTCTAAGGGAGTTAAGGGCCAGTCAATTGCGATTAACAAAACAATTAATAATGATACTTGTGAATTTGCATGGAAAGTACCATTTGATGCTTTGAAAAATTCAGGAGTATTACATTTTGCGATGAGCGCAGTTATGACTAAAAATAGTTCAAGTGTAATTGATCAAAGATGGTCTACACAAATTGCATCTGTAATTACACCTGATGGAATTTATATTAAATCTTATACACCTAGTAGTGAGGAAGAAGATAGAATTGCACAAATCTATAACGAGTTATCAAATATGATAAATAAGCAAAACGATAATTTGCAATCACAAGTTAATTCACTAAATGAAGGTTTAGGTAATAAAATTGATGTTGTCTGGAATGAAGGGACATATATTGAATATTCTACTGGTGCAGTTTATAAACTAGCTCAATATTCATCTACTAACTATATAAACGTATCAAATATTGATAAATTATTTTATTTCGTAAAACAATATCAAGATGATGATTCTGGATATACTTTTATGGATAAAAATTGGAATTATGTTAGTGGCGGTAAAATTTATGGGCATGAATACGGTGAACTCGATGTACCAGAAAATGCTGTTTACTTTGCTATTTCAACAAACAAACCATTGGAAAGCTATGTTAAAGTCTTAAATGTCAGAAATAATTTAATTAAAGAATGTAAACAGAAAATGCTAGTTACACAACAAGTACCAACAAATAATGGATATATTACCAATACTGGTAACATTTATAGTAATGATAATTATTTGTACACAGATATTATTACTCTTAGGGCTGGCGAATCTATTAAAGTTGTATCATCTGACACTTCTGGTTCAAATATCTCAAGAATTGCTAAATATGGAGGTAAATTAGAATATGTGAGCACGATTTGTACTGGAACGCTTGCTAATACTGAATATACATATACGGCAACTGAAAAAGTTGAATATGTCCGTGCTTGTGTCTATGATAAATCTGAATACACAATTCAAACATTTACATACGCTATGCTTGGGAATGATATTAAATATACTTCTTTAGGGTGCTATAAAAGCATGGGTATTGTTGGTGATAGTTTTGCAAGTGGTGAAACACGCTATGGAGATTCTTGGCATGATAATTATTGGCAGTCGTGGGGTCAAATCCTAAGTAGATTAGTTGGTAATCATTGTACTAACTTTTCAAGTGGTGGATTGACAACACGAAGTTGGTTAAAAGCTGAAACAGGTTTAACTTTGCTTAAAAATAGTGAATCATGTGATATTTATATTTGTGCTTTAGGTATCAATGATACAGATGAATTAGGTACATCATATTTAGGGACTATTGATGATATGACTGATAACTATGAGAATAACCCAGATACATTCTATGGTAATTATGGAAAAATTATCGGAAACATCTTAAACAAAAATCCTACAGCAACTATCGTATTATCAAGCATCGCTTTACATAGTAATAGCTATGATGTATTCTCAGATGCAATTAAAGAGATTGCAAATAAAGCTGGTGTTGTTTTCTTAGACACAAAAGATAACGATTTTTTTAATAGTCCAGTGTTTAACAACTCTAGAAAAAACGGACATCCAAATAATCAAACATATGCTGGTATGGCTTATGCTTATGAAGAATTATTTAATAATGCATACCCAAATTATATTGATTACTTACATGAAAAGTATCATGGATATGTAGAATAGTTAACTAAATAAGAAATTAGTAAATTGTTGCATTTAAATAGGATGAAAAGTTGAAAGGAAAATTAATATGAATGGAGAATATCTTAGTGTTATTATTTCTGCATGCATGCTTGTAATTGCATTTATTACGTATAATCGTGGCACACGCAAGATGGATGGAGAGCAAATATCCAATATGGCATTTTTGAAGAATGAATTGGAACATATTAAATCGGATTTAGGTGATATTAAAGATTCAATTTCAGAAATAAAAAAAGGAAGCAATTCAATGGAAGTGGAGCTTTCAGAACTAAAACAACAAATAAAAACTTTGTTTAATCGTGTAGAAGCGTTGGAGGAACGTAATAAAAATGGATATTAAAGATGCAAACAAGAAACTTCAGAATGTAGAAGAAAAAGTAGATAATATTTATGGTTTTTGTTCAAAATTAATTGATCGAAACTATAAAACAAGTAGAACGATTATTACAGTATTGGTTTTAGTGATTATTGTTCTTTATTCTACTATTGTTTGTTGTGGTTATTGGAAAGATGATCATGTGAATAATTGTTCTTGCGAAGCTAATTCAAGCCAACGAATTTAATTAAGGCGGTGGTTTATATTAACAAAGCTAACAGATTAAAAGAAATACGTCCTAATGATGCATTAATACTTATCAAATCTGTTGGATTAAGAAAGAAATATGAACAGGTTTTGATTATGAGATACGTATATGACATGTCATGTACCGAAATTGCAGATGCATTACATATGGAAGTACAAACCATAAGGAACAGAGTATGTAAAGCAAGAAAAATGTTCGATAAATATGTGAGCAACCTATAATGGTTGCTCATTTTATTTTGGGTATTTTATGAGTATTATTCGAGTATTAAATTATTTATTACGTAACCATATAATTAAAGCGTAAAGAGGTGGTTAAAATGTATAACAATTATAATCCAGCACAAGCACGAATTGACAGTTTGATGCAGCAAAGACAAATGATAGATCAACAAATTCAGCAAGTACAACAGTATGCAAATATTCCACCTATCAACATTAATAATCAGATTACACCACAACAACAAGGAAGTTTTGATTTTAATGGAAAATGGGTGAATAACGAACAGGAAGCTAGAAACTTTGCCAATGCAAACCTACCAACAATTTTATTTGATAATAATAAATCTATTTTTTATATGAAATCTTTAGATGGATCATTTAAAAAATTTAAATTTGAAGAAATCACGGAAGATCCTTCTAACAGTATAGAAAATCGTGTAAATGGAATCGAAAAGAAATTAGATGATTTGATATGTGCATTAAGCAAACCACCAAAACAAGCTAATGAGCAACCAAAGAAAGGAGCACAAACAAAATGAATCCTTTAAAAAGTATTATGGGAAATATGAATCCAATGAATATGATGAATATGGGAAATCCACAACAAATGTTAATGAATATGCTATCACAGAGAAATCCACAAGCATTTCAACAATTTCAAATGCTTATGAATAGTGGCCAAAATCCACAAATGATTTTAAATCAGATGATGGGTAATTTAAATCCACAACAAAAGCAACAACTGCAACAAATGGCAAAACAGTTTGGAATCAGGTAACAACGGCTAAACCGTTATTATAGAAAGAAAGGAGAACATATATGATGGAAAACGGAATGGGAATTCAACCAACTTACAACTTAGCCGAAAGAAATGACGGCTTTGGAGACGGAGGAGGTTGGTGGATTTGGATCTTGCTAATCTTCGTGTTATTTGGATATGGAGGCTATGGCAATGGAAACCCAGTAAACGATTCTTTATTAAATGAAGAATTCATTAAACGAGATATTTTTAACACAAACACAAATGTATCTCAAACAGGTTGTCAAACCCAACGTGATGTATTAGAAAGTCGCTATACGAATCAGTTAGGACTTCAAAGTTTGCAGGCTCAGCAACAAGAATGTTGCTGCAACACTCAACGAGCAATTGACAATGTAAATGCTCAAAGTTTCAAAAATACTTGTGACATTACAACAGCAATTCATTCAGAAGGTGAAGCAACACGTGCATTGATCAATGCAAACACTATGCAAGAATTACGTGATCGTTTAGCTGATCGTGATCGTGAATTATTGACGGCTAATTTCCAATTAAGTCAACAGGCACAATCAGCAAACATCATTAGTACTTTGCAACCAACACCAAAACCAGCTTACATTACATGTTCACCATATTACGCTTATAACAACGGATGTGGATGTAATGGCTACAACAACTTATAATCTAGCACATATGTGATTAGGCAATTGCCTTTGGATTTAACGGGATAGTCGAAAGGCTATCCCTGTTTTAATAGGAGGATAAAAGAAATGATTAATAGTATTGCTACGGCTGTTCAGACAGTCGATAATTCAAATAATGTATTGTTTCCTACAGATCGTGTAAGAAGCAAATCATGCCAGTGTCCATGTAAAGGATGGTTGGCACATGATCTAGGAAGTGGATTGTTTACACTAACAAAGCCAGGTATCTATGAAGTAACTTATACTGCGGATATTACGAGTGCAGCGGCAGGACAAGCTTCTTTAGTGCTTGAACTAAATGGAGAAGTAATTGGAGGAACACAATCTATTTATACTGTTGCAACTGCAAGTGCGTATGGAAATGTAAATGGAGACACTCTAATTCAAGTTCCATGTGGCGCATCTTATACAATTGCATTAGCAAATGACAGTGGTTTAGATCTATCTGTTCAAAATGCAAACATTATCATTAAAAAGATTGCGTAGGTGAAATATATGCATAAAGCAATGGAAGTTAATGAGAAGATAATGCATGAGTCAGTAAACATGTTAGAGAAATATGGATATGCAGAATCTTATTTCCATGCATTATCTCAAGCTTTAGATAATATCAAAGACATTGAAACTATAGAAGCAATGAGAAATAAATATCAAATTGAGATAGGAAAAGATGGAGTTTCAACTGTAGCACGATTAAAAGAAGATAATGATGGATATAATATTCATGATCCAGAAACAGAAGATATTGTTTATAAGCTTGTAGAACATTTGAAAAAATATAAAGCGTTCAAAGAAGAATATAAGCGTACAAAAGGTGAGATGGATTTGGAAAAGTCTCATCGTGAATTAGATAAGACTATGAAATGTATGCAACAAATCGTAACTATGATTCATGGATGCGTTGATTCAGATGAAGAAAAAACAATGATTAAGACACATATACGAGACATGTTTAATATGTATCAATAAGGCCGTTAAATACGGTCTTTTATTTTGTACAGTGTACAAACGATTTAAATACTATCATTAGGATAGGAGGTATTTGAAAATGAAAAAATATAGTAAAGAATGGTGGATTCAATATGGCTATTACGCAAGTATCAGAGCATTAAAGACAATTGCTCAAACTGCTGTTGGTGTTATTGGAGCATCTGCATTATTGGAAGCCGTTGATTGGCGAGTTGTAATTTCGTCAGCGCTTTTGTCAGGCGTTGTTTCGCTATTGACTAGTATTGGTGGATTACCTGAAATTAGTGTACCGGAGGATGAATAAAAATGAATGATGAAGAAAAAGTAGTAGATTATGAGAATCTATCAGAAGAAGCAAAAGAAGAATTAAGCAATGGCAAGGAAGAAGGTGTAGATGAAGAATGTCATATTCCGGATTAGCAACATATTGTAACAGAACATCACAACATTATGATGGTCGTTTTGGATATAAGGTTTGTAAAATCACTCCACACTACATGGCTGCGGCATGGAGTGGTAAACAATGTGCAGATTATTTTGCACGAAACACTCGTCAAGCATCTTCCAATTATTGTATTGGAATTAATGGAGACATTGCATGCAGTGTTGATGAAGAAAATGCTGCATGGACAAGTTCAAATTGGTTGAATGATTCTCAATCAATTACAATTGAATGTGGAAACATTAATAACGCAACTGGAGAAATGACGCAAGCTACTTGGGATAGCTTGGTGAATCTATGTGTTGATATTTGTAAACGATATGGATTTAGATTGAACTATACAGGAAATTCTAGCGGATCATTGACTATGCACAAAATGTTTGCGGCTACATCATGCCCTGGAGCATGGTTGGAAGCACGTATGCCACAATTGGCTAATGAAGTAAATGCAAAGTTAGATGGAAAGGTTGAAACACCAAAACCTACAACTCCAAGTGGAGAAAAATATTCAGTTAATTTACCTATCTGTACAAACACATTGAGTGTGAATTGCTACGGAACTTCTACAGTTAAAAAAGGTGATTGGTCAGGTGTCATTGGTAGAGTAATTAAAGGAACAAAATATCCATATCGTGTTGATCGTAATGGAGTAGCGATTGGATGGACTAATGATGCTGGTATTGATACAGACCCCCATACACCAGTAGGCGCCACACAGTCTAGCGCAGAAGCTATCGACCAAATTTTGCATGAAGGTAGCTATGTTACATCTGTACATATGAAAATTGGTAATCAAGGCTTGAAAAAGATTGGTGATGATTTATGTTGCTATCTATCAAAACTGGGTGGTTGGTTCCCAATTCGTATGGTAGATAAAGTACCTAATTCAGACGGATATAATGACAATGTATTGCATACCACAAATGCAGTAGTCTATGTATCTAGAATCAGAGTCGATGCAGTGAATGTTCAAAAGAATATTGTCAAGATTGGTGGCGTTTGGGTTGACCCAACACCATTAACAGAAATTGAATAAAATAAAAAAATTCAAAAAATGTTTGACATAATATAGTTTATACTGTATTATCTTTCTTGCGTGAAGCAGTGAGGTACATTTTGGGGTACAAAACAACAAAGTACTATCAAAACACGTAGATAATGATGTAAATAACATCAAATATCAATTGATATGAGGTATTTATATAATCCCCTCATCTGCTCCATTGAAATTTAAGCCTTTATTTAAAGGCTTTTTTATTTGCCTTGGGGTATATTGGGGTATAATTTGATATTAAAATATTGAATTATACCCCTTTTTTGCATATTATGGACATATAAGAGGGCACAAAAAATGGCAGTGGAATTAGATAAGAAGACAGGAAAATATATGTTTGCCGGGAAAATATATAAAGATGGTAAATGTATAAAGAGATATCGTAAGCGTGGTTTTGATTCTAAATGGGAAGCACAAAAAGCTGAGGTTGAATTTAGGAAAGATTTCTTTATGCTTCCATCAGATATGAATTTTGATAGACTATATAAAGCTTTTAAAGAATATAATAAAAAATATGTAAAAGAATCAACACTAAAATCAGATGAATATTTGTACAATGTTCTTTCTAAGGAAATGAAAGATATTGATTTTCTAGATAAAAGGCAAATGCAAAACTTGATCAACAAATTTGATGAGAAATATTCAAAAGCATACGTATCAAGAATATATTTCTTTTTAAATAAGCTATATAAATTTGGTGTTACTTCTGAATACATTCCAACCAATCCAATGACATATGTAAAACGTGATCTTAGATTGAATGAAAGAAAAGAAGAAATGACAATATGGCAGCAATATGATTTTGATTTATTCATTGAAGAAGTGGATGAACAAATGATGAAATGCTTTTATTCTGTTTTATTCTATATGGGATTACGAAAAGGTGAAGCCATGGCCCTACAATGGAAGGACATTGATTTTAGAAAACAAACTATAGACATCAACAAAACATATAGATACAAAGAGAAAGACCCTAATAAATGGCTTACACCACCAAAAACAAACAATAGCTATAGAACTATCACAATGCCTAATACATTGTCTAAAATGCTTCGAGAATGGTTTATAGAATGTTCTAAATGGGATGATTTTACAAAAGATAAATTTGTGTTTGGATACTATAAACCAATATCACCTCAGACAGTACAAAGAAGATTTGATGATGCATATAATAAGGCAAAAGAAAAAGATGATGGATTGCCTAAAATAAGAATTCATGATTTTAGACATTCACACGCATCATTTCTAATTAATAACATGGCAGGTGCTGGATTCTCAGATTTTGACATAGCCAAACGCTTAGGAGATACGGTTGAAACATTGCACAATACATATGCACACTGGTTTGATACAAAAGATAAGAGCATTGTAGATATGATGAATAAGTTGTTATAAAAAGTGATATTAGATTACACAATGTTACAAAAAAGTACAAAATAGGAGAAATTTGATTGAAATTCACTAGCAAATAATGTAATATACGGATGAAGATAAGCTTGCTGCTCTATCTTGTTTGTCACAGATTAGGTTCTGTTAAGCTATGATTAAGTATTGTGTTCCAGCATGCATAGTGCTTATAGCTTCCGTAGGGTTGTTTGTGTTCACCTCGAACTGGATAGGTCTATTGGCTGAAAGAAAACATTCTGATTGTGTATGTGAGGATAGAAAGATGGCTATCGCGCACGAAAGTGTCAAGGGTAGGAATGTAAATTCTGATGAGATGTGGGAACTATCGCCCCACCATATACACAAATTGTAGGCCTTGTTAATGCAACAAGGCCTTTACTTTATATTTGGGAGATATAATCATGAATAAATCAAAAAAGATGTTATATAAAATAACAGATGAATATATAGAAACGTTTGGATTGGATGAATCATATAAAGATAAAACTATTGCTTTGTATGATGATAGAATAAATCATATAGAAAGACACAGAGAAGATTTTAATGATCCTTTGTTTTTAGATATTGTTTTCAGAGATTTATCATTGATTGTTTCTAATCCAGATTTTATATCGGAGGACAAAAAGAATAACAGCTTACAAATTGTCAAGAAAATGGAAGACAATGTACTAGTTGCAGTTAGAATAAGTTCAGGGCCAATATTAAAAATTAAAACGATTTATCCAATAAATGAAACTAAATACAATAAATTAAAAACAAATAAATTATAATAGTTAGAGGTGTATATGAAGATAATAGATTATGTAATAAAAGGACTTAAAAATATAAACTTGTTTCCAAAGGTTGAGATTAAAATAGGATCGTTTTATGACGACTATATATCATTATCTAATGATTGGAATATAGTTGGTGAAGATATTAAACAAGTTATGAAAGAATACAAAAAGAAAAACAGATAGTGTATGCTGCTCAACACCACTATCTGTTTTTCATTCTCTGCTAATCTTTTCTTGAGGAAATAGAAAAAAGCCTAAAATATTTATCATGTACACATGAATAATAACATCACATTTTAAAAAGAGTAATGAAAAATGCAAAATATTAATAAATATTTACAAAACAAAATTAGTTAATAATATAACCAAAAGGTCATTTAAGAATTCTACCCCCCCCCCGAAAAAATTCGAGACTGGAAATGTGATATATAACCACTTGCACATTTTAGTAATATGTTTGTACAATTTAATACAAAACAGACATTGACATATAAAATTTAAGACTTATTATATTAGAATAAGGAAAACGTTTTTCTTTTTATTCATAGAAAATGAATGGAAAGGGATGATCTTATGGAAAGGGATTTATGGATAAAAAAATTAATTATCCTAGCAGAAAAACTTAACGTTGATGATTTGCAAATTCTATATAATCATGCACAAAGACTGTTGTTAGCTTCTAAAAATGAATAA